GGAGGGGGTCCGAAATAGGTACGGAAGTTTCTTGCGCCTCGAACGAAACGGGACCGAACAAGTTCCATGGTAACATGGAGACAAGGATGGTCGTCGATCCACTGAGATCGGCGGGCGTTTTCGGAAACAAACACCCGTTCACCGTAGAGCCTAAAATGGTCATAAACTGGCTTGGGCCAGACAAAAGACCATAACTTCGGTCCCCTTCTGAGGACGCGGAAAGAAGGAGGTTGATAAGAGGGCGCCTGAGAAGAACGCTCGCGAAAGGAATGTCGATCTATGGTTACCCTTTCGGGTTTTACGGGTTTCCCTAACCATTCCTCGACAGTATCCCGTGCGACGTCTTTGGCCATCGCATCGAAGACAGGATAGAGGGACGCCTTTGGAGGCGGTCCCACAACCATCTTGACACTTCGGTTTACACCCTTCTTTATTAATGGTGCGGGTCCATCGGTAAGGGCCCGTCGAAACCAGGACTTTTTGCAAAGGAGCTGGTAATCTCTCTTGGACAGAGTCGAAAGATCGATCTGCCTAGCGGATATCTCAAAGCGCATCATACAATTCACGACGAGGCTCTTCACCTCGCCGCGAAAAGTACTCAGCCCTCTGAGCACCTCTGACAAGAGACAACCAGGCTCCTCTCTATAAGGCCTGAAGAAGGAAAGAACAGGTTTCGGGGCTAAACGTCCTTGACGGATAAAAAAACTCTGAGAGTTCAAATCCGCCGAGATGTTAGAATAGCCAGTCTTCTCAACATTGACACAAAGACCAAAAGTCCCGGTGATCTCTTTCCAAAGATCAAAGAACTGCTGGTCACCTGCGAAGACGCAGTCGTCGCCGTTGAAACGACCGACCCTGTTTGCTCCACTACCGCGTGCGATGTCGCTGGCGATGTCGAAACATGCCTTATTCAGGAGACACAAGAGTGGGAAACTTACGAGATTCCCCATCATGCTTCCCCTGTTTATTGGACCGGTCGCACCGGTACAGGGATTTACCCAACGTAGGTTGGTAAATGAACCCTGCAAAACCCTCCTCTCCTCCTCCGAAAGCTTATCATCCTTCGAGAGTTCTTCGATAATGACCGAAACGGCTTCTAGGTAAATGCGGTCAGTGGCGGACTCGTAATCCCCACTAATAACCGCTTCGCCAGGCTTCCGGTCATTAAGAACTGCCAAAAAGTCCTCTTTCTTCACATCTCCTCGGACCAACCATCCAAAAGATGACAAATGGTCATAAAGGGCATTATGGACGGGAGTCAAGACCCGTTTTACACGGGCGGATTGCATCGTGACAACACGAAGCTTTCCCTTTGTCTTGGCAACACCTATCCTGACAAGTGAATCATCAGGACAAGTATCAGAAGGATGGACAGAAAGCGTCCCACCCTCACCTTGTCTCGCCTCCAAACAGCCCTGCTGGTCAGGGATGTATACACCACTCTCACTCCTCCTTACCCCTCCTACACACTCCTTACGAGAGTTTTCTAACCTCTCACCCCACCCGTGAGCAAGGGAACGGACGTGACGTCTCAGAAGCCAATAAGGGTCATAAGACCACTTACAAGTAACCGGTTTCACCGTCGCGGCCATCCGCTCCTTCCACTCCTCTTTGGCAGTCTCGCCCAAGCTCTGGTCACAGGTCTTACATTCCGCGTCGAAGATCCGCTTACAACTCTTGAGAGCTGATAGCAACTTCGAGGCGCGAATTCGCCTCCTTGTCTTCCCTCCTCCGCTGGAGGAAGGCATTTTAACCACCAACTTGGACTTACTGTCCCAATCTCTTCTTAGGGAAGAACACGTC